CGATACCATTTAAGGTCGTCATGTCCGCTGCATTCGACACGGTCGGGGGCGTGGTCGGTGGAAGGTAGGAGTAGGTTATCATGATACTTGTGGAACCTCGTTAGCGCCATCCTCGTCGATCGACTCGGGGATGAGTTCCACCAAGACCGTCACGAAACCATTTCCATTTGTCTGTGCCATCGACGGAAGTTGGATGCTTTTGCACCAGCAATTCTGCGCAATGTACTGGGATGATGGAGGCATCGGTGACGAAGACGATCCAGGGACATAGCTTGCAGAGTTCAAGAGTCCGCTGTAAAATTTGATTGTGACGGGCCAACGAAAGTCAAACGATGACGCGGAGACCACAAGATTGTTGGGGTCAGGATCTGGAGTGCCATCGTTGAGAAAAAATCCCTCACGCCATGCTCTCGCCGCCAACATCCACGCCTTGAAAAATCCGTAGATCGAGCCGTCATAGGCGTTTGCACCATGCACGAACGCAATGCGAATTGGCCCGTAGGGCTCGTCGTATCCAGGCATGTTGAAAGGCGTCGAGCCGCGCGGGATTGAGACCATGTTGATGCCAACAACTGGGAAGTCGACTGTCTGCGCGAAGTAGATCATGTTCGCCACAGGCGGTGCAGTCCCAAGTGATAGAGTCGAGCCGAGAACTCCTTGCGACTGAAGACCCGCGTAGGCAAGCGAGAAGTCGAGAGTCCAAAGGTCACCGCGCTGAGCTGTCATGCCGCCAGTGCCAGCACGACCCCACACATTTACCTGATTGTTGGAAACTCCCATGTGGTAAGTACGAAATTCGTACTTACACCGTGCATTTCTCCACGTACAATGGTACCGTCGTCAACGTCAATGACCCTCTTCAGCTAGGGCGACTCCAGGTCCGCGTCCCGCTCGTGTATGGTCCGATGGGAACTGGAGCCTACGCATCGGTCTCGGACTTTGACCTTCCGTGGGCCGATCCGGCTGGCATGCCGCAGGGCGGCTCGGCGCAGTCGGGAGCCATCAGCTTCCTGCCCCTTCCTGGAGATCGGGTGTACGTGCGATTTTTGGACGGTGAGCCAGAGAAGCCGATTTGGGAGTGGGCCGCGCAAGATCTTTCCCAGCAACAGGCCTACCCAGCCAACCTGTACGACACCGCCGACCACAATTACGACACACCATCCGGACAGATCGCTGAGAAAACGTCGTCAGGCACCCCCGTCCCAATTCCAGCCTCAACGTCAATGACCCCTAATGTCGCCCGAGTGACGTACTATGCCTCATTTGAAGACCCTGTGAATGGCTCGAAAACGGCCATCGGGGTTGTGGCGCAGCAAGGCACCACGGTCGCCGTCGACCCAAGCCTTATTCCATACGGAAGCACAGTCTCCATTCCAGGACTTCAAAACACGCTGGTCGGAAGCAGCAACTTTGTGGCTCAGGACACTGGCTCTGCAGTTGTCAGTAAGCAAGCTTCAGGTGGGACGGCGCCGGTTATCGACGTGTATGTCAACGCCACGGATTCAGCGGATTTCAATTCAAAAGTCGCCAATATCGAGGCAAGTCTCCAGCAGCAATACCCAGGATACGCGGGGTACATTCCGTACAGTGTCACTCCTCCGCAAGGGGCCTCTGTCGCAAGCGAATCTTCAATCAACCAACCTGCATTTGCGCCAGGTGCGTCATCTGGCTTGCTCAAAAATGCGAGCTACTCGCCGGCGTCAACCTCGCCCGCAAAACCTGCGAAGCGTGCCGCGTTTTCGCGGTATGGCCACGTGCTTGAATTCAACCCGATCTCTATCTTGATGAGTACCGCGACGGGGTACTACATTGTGCTCCAAGATGGCGGTGCAACGGACCCGGCGTCTGGTGTCATCACAATCGGCACGCCGTCGTTTTACATCGAGCTCGACAACGAAGCCGAAGTGCTCCAGACATACGTGCCGCACCTTCAGTACTTGACCACATCCTGGAAGGTCGTCAATCTCCAGGACATGCAGATCGACACGGCGGACTGGACACTGCTGGCCAAGAAGGACATCTACGAGCAGGCGGAAAATGACTTCACGCTTGAGGCGAATGCAAAGTTCTACATCAAGTCTGACAGCGACATGAGCGTCGTCTCGAACGCAAAGCTGGACATCATTGCGGCCGGCACCACGAGCATCTCAGCGCCGACGATCAACCTGGGTGGAAGCGGTGGAAAGCCCAATCCGTTCATCCGCCAATCTGACCTTCAGTATGTCGTCAACCAGATCAACCAGTATCTTGCCACTCATATTCACTCCAATGGAAACTTTGGAACTCCAACCGGACCTCCCATCATCCTGCCTATTCCAGGGCTTATCCCTGCGTCAACTGTCGTCTTCGAGCCGACAG